AGTTGAGCCATCATCATTTGTTCCATCTCTTGTGGAGATTTAGGACCTTCATTACCACTATACTTTATAGATGGTGCGTTAGTCTCTAGCTCTTCTGAAATTTGTATATCTGTTATTGCCATGGTTTTGCTACTTTACTTGGTTTTTGCGAACAAATCAAGAGCTGGCATGATGACTTTTACATCTCGCCTTACGTCTTCTTCGGGGATATTAGCAGCTTTTAAAGCTTCTTCATCCTTATAAATTTCGCCTGTTTTATTGTTTGATATTGTAGTTATGATCTCTTTTGGAGTCAGCATTTTTATTTCACTCATTATGTCGTTACCTCTTTCTTAATGTTTAGATAGCTAATAGCTACATCAAACGAGTCTGTTGTGCTTGCTTGAACTGTAAAAGTTTTACCACCTTCTACTATTAGCGGTTGGGTTAATAATTCTGTTGTAGTATTAGCTGTTAATTGTGCTGATTTAATAGCTGTAATACTATTGTTTGTAACAGTCACTGTTGGTGTACCAGCTGATGTAACTAATATTGATTTAATAACTATTGTTTCATTGACTGCAGGAACACCTGAACCAAGAGGTGCAAGTGCGCCACCTGTTGTACTATTATCTACTCCTACAAATTTATATTGGTTTACTACTGCCATTAATCTAAAAAGAAACTTCTAGCTTCTATCTCCTGTTTTAATTCTTCTTGAAACGTAGTGTTTAATTTCTCTAACACTGCATCTAAATCTCGCACAAGTGATTGTGCTACGTCTTCTTCATACTCTGAACTTGCTCTAGTTAGTGACTGTACTATCTTTGCCATTATGTATATAACCTATTTATCATTGCTATAATTGCTGGGTCTAACTGACCTTGTTTGTCTTGTCTAAATTGATTATCAACTCTATATCTTTGTAAAAAATCTGACATTGAAGCATCCATTCCACCGCCAGTTACATCATCTTCTGTAACAACTTCTCCTGATATGTCCATCATATTGGGAGAATATAAATCCATAATTCCATCGCCTCCACCACTATCAGTAGTACTGGGTCCTACCGTAGGCCCTAAACCTAATAGATTTCTAGCTTGTGCAGTTTGCAATGCTGTTTTACCTACATTATAAATTTGTGCACCTGGAAGTAAATTTTTCAAACCCATAGATTTTCTTTGAGCGTTAAAGTTATTAAGAAAACTTGTAATAGTATCTTTTCTTTGTAATGTTGGTACGTTTACTTCTGAGTCTGGATCTCCAAAATGTGACATGTCAACTGTTGGAGCAGGACCTGTTATGTCTGCCATAGTTGGTCTGTCAACCCCTTCACCACCTCCAGGAGGTCCGCTTGGTCCGCTTGATGCTCCCATATCAGCTCCACCACCAAATTGAAACATCTGTCTAGCTTGTTGTAATCTTGTAATTGACATTATCGTCTTCCTCCAGTTTGTATGTCTAACCTAAAAGTCCCTAATTTCCAACTAGTATCCACTGCAGTGTTAGATATGGTAAGAGCTATAGCTCTAGCTCTAGCTCGTGTGTCTACTTTTGTTGTGCTAGATGTAATACTGAATGGTCCTAATGATGAGCTAACTGCTGTATCACTAGGATAGTTTCTTAAATCTAATTGTATAATAGAAGTTCCTTGTTGAGATATAAAGTCAGGTATAATTCTACTTACTCTCATAATATTTTCACCATCACCTCTAAGGTCACCCAAGTTTGTTGCAGCTCCTCTTACAACTTTTTGTGTAATATCATAATCACCGGATGTAATGTTAGCAGGGATAGCTGTTGTAACACCTAACCTTACTTGGTTAACACCTGTTTCATGTTCATAGTAATATGAAATACCATCTGTATTACCAACTACATCAAAAGAACTATCTGTTCCTGCATCATATTGAGTAGCATGTGGTAAACCAAATACAGCTGAGTCTTGCCATGTTGTTCTGATAAATAAAGGACTTGCGTTTACAAACCATATAGGTCTTTTAGCTGTTGAATCTAGATAACTATATGTAACTGATTGTGTATTTACATTAGAACCAGCTTCTGGATAAAACCAAGTTACTTCACCGAACAAGTTATTTATTCCACAATATACAAATTGATTAGATGTTGTGTTAAGGTTATCATAAACATAGTCTTCAACTAAACAATCCATAGATTCTAGTTTACCAGTGTACCTAAAGAAACCATTGTCAGACATCCAGTACGCAGCACCATCAACTTCTGCCGCTGCATTCTTACCTATCAGTCCACAGTTATTTCCAACTTGTTCATAAGCAAATGTAAAAGGAGTTCCAACAAATCTCATAGTAAATAAAGATGTATCGGACCAAATGTATATTGCATTTCTACCAAGTTTCGCACCCATGATCCGTGATCCGGCGGCCAGTCTTTGTGTACCAGCACTATTTTCAGCTGTTGGTGTGTAGTCATTAATATTTTCTTGAGACGAGAATCTTATAAACATATCGTCTTGTGTAGCCTTGTTACCTATTGTTGTTTCTGTACCAAAAAATACTAAGTGACGATCGGGCGTTGACACTAACATATCACGTGACGCTGTTGGTGCACCTGATATAATTGTAGCTCGTGTTGCTGTTGCATTTGATGCATCAGCATTCCATTCAAAACATTCTCCATTAAATATTAAAGCAATTAGTGTGCTACCTAAATTGTCCAAAGACCATAGACCAGGTTCTGCAACTTTATCCGTGGTTGATGCTGCTTGGCCCCAGGCTGAATAACTACTAAAGTTAGTAACTGTTGCACCATTACTGTGAGAGGCGTTAGTTGTTCCTCTAACATTTCTAGTGATGCCAGTAAAACTTGTAGATGTAATTCCTGTGTACGATATTTCTTCGTTATCTACTTGTATAAAATTTGTTCCTGTGCTTGGAAATCCAGTTGTGCTAGCTACATTAATCGTGGTTCCTGTTCCACCAGTTCCAGCAGAGTCAGCGTTTAATGCTCCATTTAAAGTTGTTGTTTGTGGATTTGTAACTGTTCCTCCCCATTGAGATATACCATAACCAAAAACTCCAATTTGTTCAGCAGGTCCAACGTGGTAGTATTGAAAATAAGTTATGCCTCCAGATGTCGTTGCTCCTGCTCCACTTTCATTACTGTCCATTGTAATAGTAAGTGTGGTTGTAGTTGGAACACTAGTGATCATAAATTTTCTATCGCAAAAATCAGAAGATCCAAAATTAGAACCTGTAATAGCTGTAAATGTAGAAGGGTCGCCAAACAATATAATGTCACCTACTTGAAAATTGTGTGCGGAAGAAAATGTCATTGTCACAGTAGGCTCTCCATTAGTTGTACTAAATACATTTGTAATAGCTGTGCCTGATGGATTAGTTAAAGGATGTATATCGTAGTAAACTCCTCCAGAGTATACGTATAAAATTCTGTTGGTACCAATAGCTGCATATTTAATACCTTCTTTATTAACCATATGATGCAATCCTCTTGCAGCACCTGTTAATTTTTTGTCTCCTAATTGAGACCAACCACCTATCTTTTCAGGTGTACCATATCTAAAACGAACGTTCTCACCTCCTGTCCATTGAGACTCGGCTCCTGTAGATGTAACTTGTTTATTGAATCCTGGTAAAAAACCTAATTTTTGTAGCATAGTTTCTCACTATATATTCTTTTTAATTTTTTGGTAGTTTAATATTAGCAGTATTGAGCAACGCTGTCTATGTTCATAGTAAGAGACATTTTTTTATCTTTTTTGCTTACCACTTCATGATAGACATTTTTAGGAGAAATTAAAGTTTTTTGAGGAGAAAGCTTTATTTTTTGATCTCCTACAATCCAATCTGAATTACCGTAAATTTGTTTTACAAAAACATCATAGTTGTGATGATGAGCTGGAAAACTGGCTCTTTTTCCTGGCCGACTAAAATAAAGATTACAATTAGGAATAAATCCTAATTCTTTTAAAAAAGTTTTAGATAATTTTCTTAAGTCTTTATGTATGTCTATAATGTTTGAAATAATTGTCGTGTAGCCCAATTCATATATTTCATGCCATTTATCATAATCTAAAAAACCATCATCAGAAAAAAAAGAAAGTGTCTTATATCCTGTAATATTTATTACTTCTATAGAAGGTTGATTATACATAGGATAAACTTTTGGCCACCTTTTTCTTATTTTTAGAATTTCAAGTATTTCTTCTTCAGTAATATTGACTTTAATATTTTCTAAAATTTTTAGTATTTTATCTGCTTCTTTGTAATCTAAAAAAAGTTCCATATTAAATTTTGTATAAATTAAAAGCTAAAGTTATCCTTGTTTTGTTTTCTTTTAATGTCTCTACCTCATGAATAGTATTAGAAGGAAATATTAAAACTTCTGATTTTTTACCATAATAAGTTAAGTCACTAAATTTAGTTGGACAATCGAAACAATCTGTATAATAAATAACTCCTGATAAAGTACCAGCGTGTCCATGTTTAGAATTCTTAGAATTTTTATGAGCAAAATTTACCCAAAAATCATAATGGTCAAAATGATCAGTATTTTTTCTAATTCTAATTTCTCTTTCAATTGGATTTGAACCAAAATAATGTTCTCCTAATTTTATTAAATAACCAAACATTAAAGACGATTCAAATAAACTTGTATCAACACTTACTTGATAAGAATTTTTACCGTGGTTATTATGCTCTACTAAAAAATTATATTTTGATTTTCTTTTTTTATCTGCTTTTTTTACAAAAGCATTTAATTCTTCAAATATTTCTGTAGGAAGTTTATGTTTTAAAATAGCTTTTGTTAAAAACTTACTATCTTTAAATAAATTTATATTTGAATATTCCATTCTAGTTTTTCTATAATACTTTCTAAATATATTTTTTTCAACTTATGTTTTATAACATAATTATTTAATTCTTCAACATCTACTATTATATAATTTTTATTTTTTTTAAAAACAATTTTATCTGCTTTAGATTTTATACTAATTTTTTTACCTATTTCATTATTAAAATGACTTACGGGTCTTGTGTCAAATTTAAATTGTTGATTAGATTTATTTTTTAAAACACCTTGTATATCCCATAGCTGAGTAGTTTTTTCTTTTTCGGTAGCGTATTTAATATTATCTATATGTTTCAAAAAATCTTTCATTTAAATATGTCTTCTGTTTTTTCATTACAAAACAATTCAAAATTAATGGAGATTCTATATTTTTCTGTATTGGGTTTTTTAGGTGCATGTCTTAAGTAACTAGGAAATATAATAAAATCATTTTCTTTAGGAAAAAAATCAAATCTATTTTTATTATGCTCAAGCTTTAACTGACATTTTTCTTCATTCGGAATACTTAAATAATAAACTGAATTAATAGAACAAGTACTTTTGTGATCATGCCATACTTCGTGGTAATCATTTTTATTAGTACAATAAACCCAAGCCTTGTAAGTATTGTCTTTATGTAAAGTAAATTTGTTTAGTAATTTTTTACTGGCATCTAAAAACTTTTTATACATTATTTTATTAAATGACTCATTTATAAATTCTACATTATGTTCGCCATAATTATTATTATTTAATTTAATTTTAGGCGTTAATATTTCTTTAATTAAATTTTCTTTTTGCGTAGGTATATAAAAATTGTTTATTACAAATAAGGGTAAATTATTCATCTAAAATGCCTATGTTAAAGGCAACACTTATTCTTGGTTTTTTGTTTTTATTAGGCTCTGCCATATGTAAGGCTCCTGGAGGAAACAATATTAAATCATACTTCTGAGGCATAAAAATATATTTTGAATAAAAATTAGGGTTGTCGAAATAATCAAGACCACTCCCTTGAAATCTTCCGTAATCATTATTTAAAAAAACTAATCTACCGCTATCTTTAGGAACCTCAAGATAATAAACACCAGACAAAATTATATTTTGTGAAGGGTCTACATGATTATGTAAAGAATTATAATCACCTAATTTATTTTCATTAATCCACCAAGAATGATTATATATTTGATGTTTATTGTTTTTTGGATTTAATTTTTCACAAAATTCTTTTGAAGATTTTAAAAAAACATCATTACAAATATCTACTTCATTTAAAGATTTAAAATTGTAAGTTTGATAACCTCCTTCGTTACTTATATTAACTCCTTTTTTATTTATTTTTTTTTGATTTTTTAAAATTTGTTTAAAGAAATTAACGTGGCTATCGTTTTTAACCTGTGTTGTATATACCGATGTTTTAAATATGTCTGTGATCATTTAATTATATGTAGTTAAAGTTAATATTAATTCTAGCATCTTCATCTGTACACGTAGCGCTACAATGTTTTAAAGATGGATTAAAAAATAGAGCTCTGTTGGCAACACTTTTTATTTTTTTTCCGTCATTCATTTTTGTGTAACCATTGTTAGTGTTTACACAAAAGATAAATCCTTTATGAGAAAAATCATAATCAATATGGTAATCATGTTCTACTGTTTTTTCTGTTTTAGTATATAAATTTGCTTTGATTCTAATAATTCCATTAGCTTTAATTTTATTTACTAGGTCTTCAATTAAATTACTAAAGCCAGAACTTATTGCAAAATCTTTGTAAAAACTATGTGTAAAATATATACCATCTTTTTTACTTCCTACTCCTTTAGTATAAAACCAAGGAAATTGATCATTTGTCATAATTTTATTTAGTTTACTAAATTCATCATTAGACAAAAAATTATCTATAACTTTATATGTATCACTCACTTTTATAGTTCTTCTAATAATAGTTCTAGTTGTCCTATTTTATCTAAATATTCTTTGTTCATTTTTAAAAGAGCGTCTCTTTCTGCTTTTAATTTATGAACATAAAATCTAGATTCTTTGTTTAATAAAAGAAGTTCTTTGTTTAATTTAACTTCAGATTGTTTTACCATTCTTTCTGAAATAACTTCTTGTTTTAATTTTTCTATTTCTTTTTTTAATTTGTCTATTTCTTTTTCCATTACTTTCTTCCTTTAAACCAATCAGGTAAACCTATAAAAGGTCTACTATCATATTTATTTTTATGTTTATAGTCTACGTTATTATAATGTAAAAAAACTTGAACACAAGTATCACCAGTAAATTTTTTTCTATAATGTTCAAATAGATAACCTTTATAAATTAACATATCTCCGGGTTTTAAAACAATTTTTTTACCTTCTTTTTTGGAAGGAATATAATCTTTGTTTTTGCCTGGTGTTACTCGTTGACCTTCTTTTGCGCTTTCTAAAATATAAATAGGCCAAGGATCTCCACCTAAGTTTAATGTAGTTGAAATTTCACATTCATGTCTATCTTTGTGTCGTTTTAATTCATCTCCTTTAGTATATATTCTTGTATAAGAATAGTTTGGAATTAATTTTTTATCTGTGTGTTTTTCCATAACAGGCAATAAATCTAACAATAAAGTTTCCATCGCAATATCTGCATAATGAGAGTAAGCATTAGGACATTGAAAATCTCCGAATGTTCCATAATGAGTATCAAAGTCTGCAATAAAAGTATCTTTTATTAATTTAGCGGTTACTTTCTTTTTAAGAGTTATATAATTGTATAGATGATTAACCAGCTCTTGCGGTATAATATTTTTAATTATTTTATAATTTTCTTTTTTAGACATAAGGTTTTCCTAAACACCAAGATACTAACGAGTGTCTATTTCCTTTTGTTACAGGTTTGACTCTATGATAAACAAAACTAGGAAAAACAATAATAGATCCTTTAGTGCTAAATGATTTATCTGAAACAATATTAGAAGTGTTTTCTTTTGTAGAATTTCTAAAATCAAATTCTAATTCACCTCCTTCGTATTCTGAAGGATCAGACAATTGTATGATACAAGATAGTTTTCTTATTTTACCCCTAAAGCCTTTAAATTGATGATTATCTGAATAAGGTACAGGAAAAGCATCAGCATGCCATGTGTAATGTTGTGTTTTTTTATAAATAGTAAATTGACAACTTTCTGTAAAATCATATTCAAAATTCCAACCTGCATTATGATTTGCTTTTGAAACAAATTCATTAACAGTTTTAAATATCCAATTTTTATCTAAAAAAGTAACGTTTGAATTTCTAGTTTTTTTTAAATCTTTAATAACTTTTTTAGTTAATTTTTTATCTTTTACATTTCCTGTAACTGCTATATTTGAATTTTGTTGTAACCCGGTTTTTATAACATCGTCACAAAATTTATCAGAAAGAACTCCTTTCCAAAACCAATAGTAATATTTAAATATCATTTCTTTATTTGTTATAAATATAACTTTAAGAAATTAAATCAAGAAAATTTTAATTAGGAGTAATCGTATCAGAAGCAGCGGTAAACGTACCATAAGAATCCCAACTATTTGTATTCGGATTCCAATGATCTACTTCTTGAACATCGTTTTCATCAACAGGGTTTTCTAAATATTTAAGTCCCTGCCATACTTGTAAATCTTCATTCCAACCGATACTGTAGTTATCATCTTCTGGTTCTGCAGTTGGTGCATCCCATAAATAAGTTGTATTATTTAAAGTCCAAGAAGGATAAGGTTTCTCATCAATAAAAGCATCTGCAGTAGGATCATATGTTCCACCTATACCTGCAAAATTTTTTCTTCTAGGAGTTCCTCCTTGAGTGTGTTGTCCGCCATAAGTGTTTATAGAAGTTTGAACCCATCTAACTCCGTTTTCAGATAATGGACAAAAAGTTATTATGTATTCTTCAGATGCTGTAGAATATTCAGGTCTTGCTTCAGTAAAAATATCATCACCTACTTTTATGACTTTTATGACTTCATTATTTGAATTTATTTCTGCAAAATGTGCCATAATTAATCCGCTTGAATCGTTCCTGTTACAGTCATTGTAATAACAACTGTTCCATCTGGTTGAGCTGCTACTGAGTTTGAACCTGGAGCAGCTGTGTAAGTATAGTCTCCTGGGCCTCTTAAAATAACTCTTCCTCCGCCGCCGGTGCTTCCTCCGCCGCCTCCACCAATTCCTGTTGGTCCACCATATTGTCCGTTAGATCCTGGCTGTCCACCACCACCCCCAGCATATCCAACTGAAGATCCTGTAATACTGTTTGCCGCGCCGTCTCCACCTTTACCGCCTGTTGGTGTTAAAGCAGGTCCGGGACTACCATTTTGTGATGCTCCTCCGCCACCAGCTCCACCTGGTTGTAATGGATAATTTTGTCCGCCACCGTTTCCTTCAGGTGGACTATAACCTCCAGCGTTTCCGGCTCCACCCCCAGCTTGTGGGTTTCCTGTAGAAGCTCCTCCGCCAGATCCTCCTGGCCAACCCGCTGTAGTCCAGCCAGGTGGTTGAGTTGGAAAAGCGCCTGCTGGGCCTCCTCTTCCTCCTCCTGTTGATGAAATGTTAAAACTTCCTCCAGTAGATGTAGAATCACTTCCTCTTTGTGTTCCAGGTCCTGCAGCAGCTCCAATTGTTACTGGGTAAGGTGTTCCAGCAACTAATTCCATTTGAGTTCCACCAGGAAAAGATGTTCTATATCCTCCTGCTCCGGCTCCTCCTTGTTGTCCGCCACCACCTCCAGCAACAACTAAGTAATCCATTAAAGGTGGTCCTTTAGAACCACCAGCACCAAATCCTAAGACTTGATAACCAAAAGATTTACCTCTTCTTGATTTTATATTTTTTGTGCTCTTACCTGAAGTAAGATTGTTTTTTAAATCTCTCATATCTAAATTCCTTATGCGTCGTTAGCTGCATCAGTAGTGTAGAATATTTTAATACCTAAAACTCTTGCATCGGCACTAAATGTATCTCCGCCTGCGTTTGCATCTCTGAATAACTGGAAGTAACTTAATTCTCCTGCGGCAGGAGTTCCTGCAATTGTCATTGCACTACTTTCAGCTGAAATTTGTTGATCTTCAACAGTTCCTATACCTGCATCTGTAATATTTACAGCTGTTCCGTATGCAACGTCAATTGTATCACTATCTCCACATGCTACACCCTGTAAACCAAAAATACAGTCCCCTGTATTAGTTGAAGCTGGTGTCCAATATACTTGATAAGTTACTGTTCCTTCATTCCATGATTTAGGCATGGCTATTGAAAATTGTGCAAATTCATCTGTGCTTGCATCAAAGTCTAATACTTTCATATCAGGTCTTGTTGCTGTTGTTTCAACTTGTTGTGCATCTGCAGGATTAGTTGTAGCTCCATACATTGCAGCAGCAGGAACCCATATAGTTTCTTTACCTGCAATTTTTAAAGCTGAACCATTTCCTTGTAAAGTACCTGTTCCTTTTGGAACAAGGTTAAGACTTACATTAGTCTCACCAGCAGCAGTAATACTAGGTGCATTACCTGTAGCAGCATTTGCTAATGTAATTTCATTAACAGCTGAACTTGTTGCAGTAAGATTAATTAATTCATTTCCATTAGTATCTAAAATGTTAGTACCAATTTTAGGAGAGGTTAAAGTTTTGTTTGTTAAAGTTTGTGTGCCAGTAAGAGTTACATCACCATCACCAAAACCTAAAGTATATATGTCTGGGTTAGTTCCGTCATTTGCTGTAGCAAATACAAGTTGGTCGCCTTTGTCTGTTGCACCAAAAGTAAATGTATCTCCTGATCCAGAAGCATATTTAAATTGTACTGTGTAAGCACCTGATGTTGAATTTCTTAAAAAATAAAATGTTTGTGCATCTAAAGGAATTGTTACGATTTGGTTTCCAGTAATAGAACCTGTAAACTCAATCATTCTGTGAGACATAACTGCACCAGTCGATCCATCAGAAACTGAAAGAGCTGTAGTTTGTGCTCCACCTGCTATAGATTGTGCAGAAAATCCACCTGAAATTTGTTCTATTATATTTAAGTTGGTGTTAGTTTTTGTTCCCCATGTACCGGCGTTTTCACCAGTTGCCATTAGTTCTACACCGAGAGCCGTATAAGTTGATGCCATAATTTTGTTCTCCTAATTAGTATCTTTTTTTAATTTGTTTT